ATGGGCGCGCTGAACAACACTGCACCCGCTGCAGTTGTTGTAGACCAATTGAATCTGGTGTAATACGACGGAGTACGTGCGACATGAGAGAGTGACATCTCATCAATATTCGTACGAAAAAGCGAAGCATCAGTTTCGAGTGAATTGGTAGACAACAAAGACAACATGTGCGATGTATCAACGCCGTCAGAATTTGCCATAAAACGTGTAGTAGAAAGTTTCGTCACGTGAGGCGCTTCAATTGAAGTCGGTTTAGACCAACCAAATTGACGCGCGACGTCTGCGATACCTTTCGAAATCCACAACGCTGGTTGAGCAAATTGAGATATGCCTGGAATATCGGTGACTGCACCTAAAGCAGTAGATATAGCGGAGGCGGTAGAGGTAACAATACCTGCACCACCGGCTTCTTCTACAGCTTCTGAACCAATCTGAGCAGTTGCAGTCAAAGGTAAACCAGTAGGGTACCTAAGTTGTATATTTTTAAAATTCATAAAAATAGTATAGTCTACTGTACCAGTTCCAGAAACATCACTCAAAGGAGAGTAAACAGCTAACTGGAAACGGCCCATTGATCCAATACCATTAGTTAATTCAGAAAAAGAATAAGGACTAATATACGGCACACACATAGTAGCCTCAGTGCAGGTTGATAAATCAAGATCTACATGAGGAGAACCAGTGATAGCAGGTAAAAATTTAACGTTACTTGCTGCAGAAGTTGTTGAGGAAGAATAATATTGTTGTTTATTACCAAGGTAACGATAACCAGGTATCCAACTCAATAGTAAACGGCCAGCTTGAAAGGGTTGAGAATTAACTTGTACCCTAATCATGCAATCGGCACGAAAACCATAAAAGCGATCAACCTTAGTTTTATACATATCCTTGAATAATAAATCCCAGGGTAATTCATATTGTTGAAGTACTGTACCAGGAGCAGTTGTAGTTGCCCACGCAGCTGTTGTCATCATAATAGGTCTTTCCAAAAAGGAAATAATATTATGAGTACGACCATCATTGACACAATCCATAAAAGCTTGGCTATATGAGACTGGATCAAGATGTACATCTGAGTTTGGTGCAATACCTTCAGAGGAAAATTGGAGAATTTGTTGTTGTTGAGTGTAATTTTGAGTGTTTTGAAAGTTTGCAGGTAAATTTCTGACGTTAATAGCTACCTAACCAATTAACGACATTTGATATATATCTAGATTTTAATGGGGCTGCCATAGGCCATCTTAATAAGTA